GCAGTATCCGGCTAACTGGTTGAGATGTGCGACGCCAGAAGAACGCGCCGCCATCGGTATCACCGAAGTGCCAGATCCTGCGCCATACGACCAGCGCTTCTACTGGGGACCGGGACTACCCAAAGACCACGGACAACTCGTGGATCAGTGGAACGATCAAACCCGTGACACCGCCAACAGCCTGCTGCAACCCAGCGACTGGATGGTGATCCGCGAAGCTGACAACGGCGCCGAAGTCCCCCTCGAAGTCAAGGAATACCGCCAAGCAATCCGCCAACGCTGCGGCATCAAACTCGACGCCATCGAAGCCACCACCACCACCGACGAGCTGGCGGCCTACATCACCGGACCGGACTACCCGAACTGGGGTGCGGTCTGATGGCAGTTAAGGCAAAAACAGGCACAGGGCGACTGGAGCACAAAGCCGGACGCCCAAAAACTACAAAACAAGGCTTCGGACAACACAGCCGTCCGCGCCGTCGAAGCAAGAAAAAACTGGTGGGCCAAGGGCGCTAGTCTATTTAGGTAGCTATTGGCGCCATGATTGAAGTTGTAGCCGCCATCGCTGGCGCATCAATTTCCGTGGCGGCTATGGGCGCAATGGGTTTTAGTCGGCGTAGCGATGAAGCACGCGACGCAGTAATTCGCCTTACAAGTGCCGTGGAACACATCGCCACGCAACTTGAAGTACTCCACACAGACATAAAAGAAGACCGAAAAGAAACCTTCACGCGCTTAAATACAGTCGAGCAACGTGTATCAAAACTGGAGGCGCGAACCTAATGAGCGTCGTCAACACCACTGACTACGGCAACGGCTTCAGCCTGGACCAGCTGGAAAACGAACGCGGCGAGCTGTACTACCGCGCCTGCAAGGGAAGCGTCTGCCGCTACGCCGAAGACCACTACATCGCCATGATGTACCTCGAAGGCATGGGCTGGGACCCTAAGCAACAAGCCCCTCAGTAATCCACGCAACAATCGCGTCCTCGCGGTGAGGCTCCCAAAACGGCTGGTCCCTATACCACTCCAGCCAGTCCTCCGCCGACTTCGAGATATTGCACGCAAAACAGCAAGCCACCAAATTCTGCTGGTGCGTGTGCCCACCCCGAAACTTCGGGTGCACATGATCCAGCGTGGCTGACCTCCCTAAATCCACTCCGCAATAAGCGCACGAGTTATTCCAGTGGTTAAGAATTGATTGCCTAAATCGCGCCTTTGCTTCTTTTTTGTTTAAGTATTCGCCATCCTCGATGCGATGGTCCATACCCAGCAGTAGCTACACGGAATGTAGCGGTAGAAACTATTACGTGCGCAGGAACTCTTCTCTAGTACAGCTAAACTTCAGTAAGTCTCTTGGATCCGTATGACCGAGCAGCACATAGCGATCATCGCCATCGTCATTGCCGCTGGTTCCGAAATCATCGGCATGAGCAGCCTGCGCTCCAACAGCTGGGTCCAGCTGGTGCTGCAGGTACTGCGCCTCGCCTTCCCAAAAAAGCGCCGCTGATACGACTCGTGGAGCCTTGTCATGACGACTAACAAAATCCGTCTTAACGACCTGTTTCGTTTTTACAAGGCTCTGCCCCATCAAATGGCGGCGATCACCGAGCTGGAGCAGGCGATCAATAAGGCCAATCCCCACATTTTGGGCCGCGACCAAGGCTGGTTCAAGACCTGGAGCGTGGCGGGTAAACAGACCCAGTTTCCCAATAGCTGGGAAGGCATCCTCGAAGCCGCCCGCGTTGCTGGTGCCAAATTTCCTGAACTCGTAGCTGCGCAGTGGGCACTGGAATCCAACTACGGCAAGCTTGTTTCAGGCCGCAACAACTTTTTCGGCCTAAAAGGCGAGGGTAGCGACAAGAAAACCCAAGAATTTATTAACGGGCAGTGGATAACTATTACAGACAGTTTTATTGATTTCCCCGATTTACTGTCCTGCGTTATTTACCTCGTCGACCACTGGTACAAGGATTACAAAAACTACAAAGGTTGCAACAATGCTGCCACCCGCGAAGAAGCTGCGAAGTGGCTACACAAGGAAGGCTACGCAACAGATCCCAACTACCCCGGCAAATTGATCCAGCTGATGGAACAACACGCTGGAGCTAAACCTGTCGTCCCACCAAATCAAAAGCTACTGAAGGTCCCCTATGAATATCAGCTGGGACCCGACGACGGCGCTACTGGATACCGCCAGTGTTTCAGTTCTAGCTGTGCAATGGTGGCCCGCTATTACGGAAAGATTTCGGGGGATTACGAATACAACAAGTTACGCGCTCGTTTCGGTGATACAACCGATCCAAAAGCACAAATTGCTGCCTTCAAAGCCTTGGGACTGACCGCCACTTTTGAGATGGATGGCACAGTCGAAGACTTGGAAACAGAAATTGCCAATGGCCACCCTGTTCCCTGCGGCTGGCTTCACCGAGGACCAGTATCAAATCCCAGTGGCACAGGACACTGGAGCGTTGTAGTCGGATACACCCCGACTCACTTCATACACAACGATCCGAATGGGGAAGCGGATTTGGTAAACGGCGGTTATATCAGCAATAAAGGTGGAGCAGGCATTGCCTACTCCAGAAAGAACTGGCTACCTCGCTGGCTCATCGAAGGCAACGACACAGGCTGGTTCCTCAGAATTCGCAAGAACTAATCATGCGTCCCATCGAACACACCCCCGAGTCCAGCTTCCACAAGGCAGCCACGGACCAGTGGCTAGTCGGTCTGTTCAACAAGCAGGATTATCGCGGCCTCCTCGAAGCCGCCCTTGTCCTCAATACGCTCCACCAGCTGGAACGCACAAAATCGGCCTGGGCTATCCGCGAAGCCGCAGATAACCTGGCCGATCAGTTTGGAATGGACCGCGACTCCGCCTAATTGGCGGTGTACTTGCGATACAGCCCGGTATAGGTGCTGTGAAGCGGGTGATCCTTTTTGTCCCGCCCATCCCAGAAGTAGAGCTTGTCCAGAAGGTCAGCGCGATTTTGGTCGACGATGACCTCACCCCAGGACTGGCGTGCCCAGTCAGCGATTGGTTGACTCACCTTTTTTCTCCACGAGTTTGAGACGCCTGCGGGCCGTTTCTCGCGGCCCATTTTTGGCACGAGCCAGCTTAGGTTTTTTCGCTGCCGTTGCCGGCACCTCCACCTTGCACTTCGGGTAGCGGTTCTGTGCAAACTCAATCGCCTGCTGAAGCGACTCAGCCCGCACAAGATCCCGCATAGCCCCCTGGCCCGGCAACCAAATCTTCAGCTCAAACAGCTGAGATTTTTCTGCACTGGTGCGTGAGCGACCCTCACCGAGCCTCAGTTCTGGATCCTGCTGCTCTTGGAATGGGATTACTTCCATGATTCGGGGTAGGCGGGTTCATCAACGCAATGCACAGCAGCATCGCAGTTACAAGACTGAGCAACAGTTCTCGCCGCAGCGACAGCTCGCTCGTATGTGACCCACGAGGATGCGTCCTCCTTGGATCGGGTGAAACCGATTCCTTTACCAGAGTCGTAAACCGCCGTAACCCAGCGATCCTCGACCATGACGACATAGCGCGTCATTGCTCTTCAGTGACTACTGTGTAAGGTTACAGCCTTTACCCAGTCCGCTGCGGTATATGACGAAACACAACTGAGTCTCATGCGTCAATTTCTGACACTTTCCCTTCCGCCTTGGAACGCATCCGCCCCTCAACCCGCCGCTTGACTGAATCCCTCCAAGCAGCCTCATCCGCCTCTTGCGCCTTCGTGTACTCCGACGACCGCAGCGCCAGCCCTGCGTAAACCAGCTCCCGCAGATACGCCGTAACCTTCTTGCCCTCCTGGGACGCAAGATTTTCTGCTAATTTATACCTGTTAGGGTCAATAAGCAGCTGGCAGTAAAATTTATTGCCGTGATTTAGAGGCATTTGTGAAAACAACTCCTTTGTGGTGTACTTCAGTAGTCTACACTGTGTCACCCTGCTGCGGCATGAGCCGTCGGCGAGTCTCCTCGTATGCCGCAGCAGCCTCTTCCACCGTGTCGTACGTGCCTATATAAAGGCTTCTACCGTGGATCGTGCATGATGCCATCCACCTGCCATTTCGCGCAATTACGCCACGAACACCGGATATACCTGTGACAGCCTTGTTACGTCCATTCCAGGACTTACCTCCATCCACAAGGTTGTCAGGACAGTCGTTAAGACTATTGCCGTCTAGATGATCAATAGCATTGGATATAGGATCCGCTCCGTAAACTATTTTCCATACAAGCCTGTAACGGTAAAAATAGCCGGGGCCGTAATCAGGGACTTTAATCACACTTCTCTTATGTCCTGAAGCTAGCTTCAAAATAGATCCGGCTTCGTCCCCTACACGTACTTTGCAGCTGGGACGTTCTTTCCAATAAAGCTTGCCGGTTGAGCGGTCTAGCTCAAACCAACGGTTCAACACCTCCAACGGAGGCAGAGGTTTACACTTAGGCATCGCCTGGGACGACAGGGGATCGGGGGCTGGGCGTTGGAGCGCCGCAGCCCTAAAACTTTACCAACGCACGTCCTCGTCGACCCGCTTCCGCCACGCATTGGCCTGCGCCACCCGCGCCCCACCCCTCTGCTTGGCACAACCCTTTCGTATATCCCGTGCCCACTCCAAAAAAGCCGCAGCCCGCTGCAAATCCGCCGTTTTCGCCGCACGGATTTCCCGATTAAGCCATTCGAGCACCAGCTCTCTTCCCGTGCGGGCTGGACTCATGAGACTAAATCTGAGACTCGTATCACCGACTGGGGCCGATGCTCAGGGCAAAGCTCCAGTGCCTTCATCCTCGCGGTGAAAGCATCTGGAGCAACGATGAACAGATCGTGAGTACCGCCGTGACGCGTGTGCATCCGAACGCGGTACTCAAACTCTTCCTGGATCACTTGGCCTCTTGCCAGCTATCCCCGACCTTAGCTTCAGCAAGCGGCGGAATATCACCCAACCAACGAGCTTCAGCTTCCTCCATCACGGTCTGCAGCTGGAGCGCCCACACATCAGCGTGCTCTTCCTTTACGAGCAGGATGATCTCGTCGTGCACCACGCCGGCCAAACGCACCACGTCCTCCCCGTCGGCGTGGAGTAGCGGCCACAGTTTGCCAAGCGTAAGTTTGAGGACTGCTGCACCAGCTCCTTGGATTGGGGTATTGCAGCGCGTGGTGAGCTTGTTGTGCTCACCCGGTAAAAACCTCCGCAAGCCCGAGATGCGTATGCGGATAGATGGATTGTCCTTAGCCGCATCAGCAGCGCGAGCATTCTGCTGCTGCCATTTGGAGATGCCTTTATATGCAGCGTGAAACTTTTGCCGTACTTCCGCCGCCTCATCAAGATCCATCTGTACTCCGGTGGTTGCTGCATAGTTTCTGAGCCCTTTTGCGCCGCTTCCATATAACAACCCGAAGTTAGCTGATTTACTAATTTGACGCATATCTTTCGTGACATCTTCTTCTTTTACCCCATAAATCTGTGTCGCTGTAATTGTATGCAAATCTTTCCCCTGCTGGAACACCTGAGTCATTAATTCATCCTGAGCTTCTGCCGCCGCAAGCCGCAGCTCCATCTGCCCGTAGTCCGCAACAACCAGTTTCCAGCCAGCTGGAGCCTGAACCGCAGCCCTAAACCGTGGATCCCTAGGTACTTGCTGGAGGTTCGGAGATATACACGACATACGCCCAGTGTCAGCCCCAAGCTGCATGTAACTGGCACGAATAAACCCATCTGCCGAGTAGTTCTTCAGCAAAGTTTCCGCCATCTGCCGGCGCTTCTCTACTTTTTTCCACCGCAAATAATCCGCCACAACCTTGTGGTCCCCCACATATTCCTGGAGCGCAGAACGACTTGCGCTTGGCTTTCCGTTCTTCATGTCCATCGGCGGCTCACCAAGCAAAGCGGTGAATTTTTTAAGTAGCTGCGCAGGACTATTAAGGTTAAAAACATTCGGGTCCGGCTTCTTACCTTTCGGCCCAGGCTTCGTCTGGTACAACAACTTCCCGTCTAACCCGCGATATAGCTTGTGTTCTGGCGGAAGTGCCGCATCGAAATCCTCAATAAACTGTTCACCAACCTCGACATTTTCAATATCAAGGTCTTCAATTAGCTGCTCCAGTGCTTTCTTGTTAAACGGCAGTCCGGTGCGCCACAGCTGCGCCATTGCCGGAAGCGCCTTGCACTCAAGCTCCCACGCAGGCATCAACGCGCCAGTTGCCATCCGCTTGGTAATCGGCTCCCACAGCTGGGTCAACACCACGACGTCCTTAGCCGCATATTCAATCTGCTCCACGCGCAGACCACCCGACCAATCACTCCGCTGCTCCTCCTTAGAAATGTCTTGGCCGAGGTAGCGGTGAACAACGTGCTGGAGTCCGTGCTTCAGATTCGGCAGCCCGTTCGTCAGGATCCGACTGGCCAGCATCGAACAGTAAACCTTGCCCTCGGGGTAAATCTCGTGCTCCTGCAACCACCCAAGGTCAAAAACCGCGTTGTGAGCTAGCCACTGCCTTGGAACATCGCAGAACTCCTCAAGCGTTATCCAGTCGTCATCGCTGAAGCTCCAGCAATCCAGCACTACTGGAATCTTGCCGAAAGTCGCCAGCTGCAGAAGGCGAAGACCACCGAACTTCGGCTGAAGCCCAGTGGTCTCAACATCGAACGCAATAAACGAAGCGTCATCGAGCGTGTGGAGATGCTCGATGCCTTGGAGGATTTCCATGCCTGGTAGGGCGTGTACCCTACTACTCTAGCAGGTCGTCAACCTCCCTGGCCGAACAAAGCACAGCCGCCGCTAGTGTCCCACCCTCGGGAAACCCAAGCAAGCACCGCGCCTTCCAGTGAATGCAGTTCTTGCATGGACCGCCGTCAGGCTGGGGTTTGTACCCCCGCCGCAACCGCTCAATCCGCTCCTCTTCCCGCCCAGCGGGGCTGGTGCGGTAACACTTCATGCACATCACGGGATTCGTTGTCTGCGCACCACAGCCCTGGCACGCTCTGCTGTTGATCGTGATTGCCATTACTCATCAACTTGATAGAAGGAACATTCGATGGCAAAAGTTCCACCCGCTTCTGGAACTTCCAGGCTGCACCGCTTCTGCCACCAGTGCGCACAATCCCGACACGTAATTTTTGTACTGCGAATAGTCGGCACAGACCCTAAAGCTTTAACTTGTGCAGCTCGCCGTGGAAGTTCCGGCCACAAATCCTTGTACGCCCGCCCTGTCCTTATCTGACTAACGGACTGGGGCACAACACCTAATAACCGCGCCAGCTTCACGTTGTCACGCTTATCGGTAAGAATCAGCTTTACCTCCTCAGGCGTCAGCTTCCTTGTCTCTAGCGGCTTGTTGTCCGATCTGCGCGTTGGAACAACTTCCCGCTTGAGTTTCTTGTCGTAGTAGACGTTCCATCTGTAGCCGCAACACTTACAGCGGAAGCGATACGAGCGGATCGTCGACCCATTTCTCCAGTTGTACGTGTTGATGATTCTGCGAAAACTGTGAGTGCAATAGTTAGCCATTCCAGTGCCGAATAACTCCTGCGCAAATGAAAATGTTTGTAGTCATGTAAGCCAGCAAGATGCAAAAACGCACCAGTGCAACCTGATCAGCAATCCGGTCGTGCTGGTGCGCCTTCTCACCCAACGCCTTGGCGACAATCCGCCACCAGTACCTCATCGGTTCTGATAGGGCTCCGTCGCCAACATGTTAATCAAGCGGTTCAAGTACCAGCGACATTTCATCGCATCTTCCAGCGGATCTTTTTTCAGCCACATCCGACTGAGGTACTTAAGGCACTGCCACTGGAGCGAACCAGTGCGAGCATCAGGCGCATGTTGCACCCAATCCTCCAACACCTCAATTACCTCAGTCTTCCCCGCCGTGTAATGCGAGGGATGGTCCACTGAATTACTCATCCTTTAGAAGCCTGAACAGCAGTGTCGCCGTGATAGCGACCAGTTACCGAGTAGCTCTTACCGGGCAGCATCGACATCTTGTGGAACACAATCTGCGCGATCCGCATACCCGGCCACAACGGGACAGCGTGCATGGACCTAGCGTTTTGCAGTTCCAGCGTTAGCCGCCCTTTGTATCCGGGGTCGATGTACCCGGCAAGCAGATGCTCGATCCCTTCCCTGGCACGACTCGACTTAAGCGCCAGCTGCCCAGCGACACAATCCGGGAAATCAAACTCCTCCATGGTCTCGGCCAGCACAAATTCGTGGGGCTGGAGCATGAACGGCTTTTCCTTCGTGTGCCCAGCAATGGAGTAGGGCACCAGGCTGGTGGTGGTCGGTAGCTCCACCAGCAGATTCTCACCGAGTCTCACATCAAGACTGGCTGGATTCACCAGCTCTTGGAGAAACGGCGAGACCAAGCCCCGCCGCGCCAGGTTGTGGATCTCATGATCACAGTGGATCATCAGTCAGCCACCACAACCGGAGTGGGCTGCTGAATCTGGACGTGTTTCCACGTCTTATTCCACTTGATGCAGTTGATCGTGGTGATGTGGACGCCAAACTCACGGGCAATCGCCGCAACAGACTTCCCACCCGCAGCCAACTGGCGCTTGATCTCAATCACCTTGCCTTCAGTCAACACCGCATGACCACGCTTGCCCTTGCGGCTAGACACACGAGTCTTACTTTGAGACTTGGCCTTTTGTACGGACGTTGCCCGAACGATTTTTTCGCCAGCGGGCAGGGGGATGGTCTGCTTGGGCTTGGTCAGGTCCAGCTGAACGTGCTGGGACGTCTCCAGTGCAAACCGTGCTGCTTCAAGTGCTTTTGAGATTTGGTCAAACTGGGATTCGGAGAGAACGTACATGTTCATGAGTAGGAACGTGGGTAGTGTAGTAGAGAAGCCTCAGTTTTGAAGCTCTAGCTTGATGGCGGCTTGGAAATAGCCCGCCACCTTAAGGCGACGGTAGACAGAACCGCCCTCCTCGCTTTGCTTGTTCTCCACTGCGTCGTAGTCACGACGAGCTTCCTCTAAGGAAGCCATGGTCTCGATGTTGAGCATGTTCAGCTCGCTATCGGACAGCTCGGACAACTTATCGAGGTACACCGTCTTCCCGCCCAGCAGATAGGAGCGGTAGAAGGGCACCATTGAAGTTTCAGTCATGCAAAAAAGTTTGGATCCTGTTGGCGCAAGCGGGTGAGATCCGTGAGTCTCAGTTTGAGGATCTCGTGGATCGCCGCACGCGCCAGTGTAGTAGAGCTGATTGTGTCACTTGTGGCAAAGACGTAAATCAGGTGGCGGTAAAGCTGGGTCAAGGTGCGAACCCGGACCCAGTGCGTATCCCCCGGTATGGGCTCTAGACCTACTTCCCAGTCGTCATAGTCGTCTTGGTTACGCAGGTCAC